GACATCTTATTACTGAATGGGATAACGAATACGGACAAGAAGTTGGCACACCAGTAGCAGAAGAAAGAGTTAACGAACTTTTTGAAAAAGATTTAGCTACTACTGTTGATGAATGTAAATTAATTTATAGTGACTTTGATGATCTACCAGTCAAAGTACAACATATTATTGCTAACATGATGTTCAATATGGGCAGACCAAGACTATCTCGTTTCCATAATATGAAAAAAGCAGTGGATAATCGTGATTGGTTTGAGGCTGCATACGAAATGACTGACTCAAAGTGGGCAAAACAAGTACCAAGTAGAGCAATGAGGCTTGTTGGAGAAATGCAAAGTGTCGGTGAATCAACGTAATTCTAGGGTACAATCATACTAGAGGGAGTGTTTACCCCCTCTGTATGGCTCTTATATCAAGCCTTTTTTTGCAAAGAATACATTACAAGCTGACTTCTACCTGCATTTCCCTTTCGAGTGTCACCATTACGATATATCAAACCTTTTCTTTCAAGACTTGCATATCTTGGTGTGATACTCCCCTCTCTTACATTGCCTATGTGTGGTAAAGTTTCCCATACGTCATCATGTATTGCACCTCTTTCTCCGTGAGCAGTGATTGCATCAAGGACAACTCTCTCAAGTCTATTGGTGTTTACTTTTTCGGCAGCTTCCCATGACGTTTTAGGATCATGGGTTCTTGCCATTGCTTCACTAGAATGGTACTTCGTCATTGATTTCCTCCTCATCATTATTGTATGTTACTGGTTCATCACCTACTCGTGGTGTCTTGTCACCTATCCGTGCAGACAAGAACTTGGTATTGCCATCTTTGGATATGGTTTTCCAACAAGCAATCCTACGACTGTCTTGATTGGGAAGTGTCACTGGACCGCTGAAGTCTGGTGACTTCTCATTCTGAGACTTGTCGTTCTCATACATAGTACCGACTTTGGCATAGACATCTCGTGCCGTACCACCATCAGGTAGTGAGGCTTTGATAATGACAATCCTATGCTCTGTGCCATTACTGTCTAGCTTCCCTTGCACAAGCAGACTCTCATCTGCTCGTGGTTTGAAGAAACTACCTCTGTCTGTGTTATCATAATCCATCATCTTGTCCTTTCATTCTTGGTTTTGATGTAGTTATTGTAGGTTGACTTGCGACATTACCATCATCATCTTCTGAAGGTAATCCGTACACACTCTGCAAAGTATATCTTTTGTAGTATGTGATAGCTGATCCAATCTTCTGTGGATTCTCCATGTTTGCTTGTGCCAACATGATAGGTAGCTTTGACTCAATGACAGTATCATCATGCTCGTGCATAACTTTGGTTGATACAACTGGTATTACACTGTTGCCACCATTGATGTCTGACACATATTCATATGTCATTTCTTGGGTAAAGAACAAACCAAACTGATTGCCTTGCTTTACTGCTTCTATAACTGACTCTAGTGTAGAGTAGTTACTTCTGAAGTGTGGGTTCTTACCATCTTTCTTTGCAGTGACAGCAAGTTTTTGGAACTCAAGAAGTGCAGTCTTTATTGTGTGCTTCTTGACAGTCCATACTTTACTAGGCTCTGCTTTTTTGGTATTAGTTTTAGTATCTGTCATGTGTAACCTCCATTATACAGATAGTTGAAAGGGTGAGTTGGGTCTACTCACCCTTTCTTTGTTATACGAATTGACCCTCGTTTATCTCGCTTGATTGATAAGACATCATTGTAGATCTCTGCTTCATCAGGTTTGATCTCTTCTTTGAGTAGCTTCTTTGCACTCTCAAATTTTTTAGCAGTATCTTCGAACATCATGTAAGCATTGGTTGCTTCTGTAAAACTGTTGCTCTTAGATACATCTCGTTTTGTTTTACCATTGATAGGTATCTTGTCTGTCATAAGTTTGTCTACCACAGTAGCAACATCATCAGGTTCATTGCCATGTACTACACAATCCCAAAACTCTTTGATCCGTGTAAGCATAGTATCTTGGTAATCAGCACTAGCATCAACAACTACTGCATCATATCTGTTACCAAATATTACAGATAGTAGTCCTTGCTTTGCACCTGATAGATACATATAGAACTGAATCTGTGGCATATAGAAATCAATCATATGCTCCATAGTATTCATACTGTGTGTGTGTTTACATTCAATAAGTACATTGTTGGGATAGTCATATCCATCAAGTGTACCTTGTAGGTTTATGCTGCCATATTGTTTCTTGAATGGCACTTGATTAGAAAACCCATAGTCAAATTGTTGTTGTGACCATTGCATATTGAATGATTCTGTTTGTGATCCAAGCTGTACATTGAACTCACGAGACAAATCTTTGCGACCGATCTGACCCATCTTGATCTTGTATAACTCGTTCCATCTTCCTTGCATCAAAGATACCATGTCGCTACCTCTGATAAAGTCCTCACGCATAGGTGAGTGTCGTATATCTAGTGTCATTGAAACCTCCATTTCTGCTATCAGCATACACTATTTATTTAATTATATCAAGTATTTAAGTTAAAAAGTAGGCTTCGTTGTATGTCAAGTAAACACCTACTTTTTAACTATCTATATAGCTTCCGTTTCAGGATACGAAAGACCTTACTTGACTTAAAGCTATATAGAATTTCGTTACATATAATTCCTATTTGTTGCAGTCATACCTGCAGGTTGTAGATTATCTTTCCTATCAGGATAGAATAATAAATGCTGATAATAACTGTGATAGCTATTTATCTTTACATAACCTGCACGATCTATTTCATCTAGTTCTTGTGGCACATCTTCGAATCTATCTTCCATTTGCTTTCTCCTTTGTGTGTAAATAATAAGTTTGATGTTCTTTCTCATCACCAACATATACATATTGGAAGTTAAATGATTGTCCAAACTCATAGCCTTGCTTGTAATATGCAGATGATTTTTTATTCATATCCATTTCTTCCTGCAGTAAGCCATCAGCTACACCATCTTTAAAGAATGATAAGTAACCTCTACGTTTTATTTCTCTAGGATTTTCCATACTTTGGTTTACTCCTTACTAGTGCTTGTGCTAAGTCATAAATCATATGATCCATTTCCCAACATGTAATATTATTTTCTTCACATTTAGTTTGAAAGGTATCTACTTTCATATTTGCAACTTTCTTTAAAGCTATTTGCAAATCCCAACGTTCTTTATAACTCATCTTTCTTCCTCCTCTTCATCATTATAAAACACAACGATAGAATGTATCCTATCACTGTTAGGGTGATCGCCATTTCTTCTGCTCATTATTTTTTCATAATCAGACTTGTCTGCATATGCCCAGTTAGTGTGACCTAGTATTTCATCACAGCAATCATCTATTACATCTGCTACATATCTACTCATTACTTATCTCCTATTGATGCAATTAGTTTACTTGATATCAACTCCACCAGTGACTTACGATAGTATAGCTTTGGCTCTACATATTGATAGATCTCTGCCAGTGATGGGAAGAACTTACTGTTGAGACATATCTTGTGACACGCATCACGCAATATATCTGCAGGTATGTGACTGAGTTTAGTAGCATAGACCTTTGCCTTGAGTGCCATGTCTCTCTCGGTCAATGCTGATTGTTTAGCAGTACATACCATGACTTCCATGATCCAGTCTTGAATATCTTTAGGGTCAGCTACAGTCATAGCTTCTTGCATTGTCTTGATGAGCAATGGTTTTTGGACCACCATGATCTTAGCCATGTCTGATATGGTAGGCATCTCCCATCTGAAGAATACAAACGAACTGTTGACTCGTTCATTTATCCTGCAGTTCAGAGTAGACTCTAGCATAGAATGAATCTTCTTTGTGTATCCGTTTGGATCTGTACCCCACTGCTGAACGAGAGTTTTTGCGATTGGTTTGTTTGTCACACCATTTGCAATATTCCTGATCCCAGTCTCCTCTACGATACTGGTTGCCAATGTAGAAATGTTTGAAGTATTTAGTTTCTCTGTCATGGTTAACCTCCTTGTATTTGTCCATGATTGCTTGGCTTGGTTGCCAATCCTTAGATAGTTGGTTCATTGTATTTGCTCCAGTACTCATTCCATATGTCTGTCGCAATAGCATTGCACCAGTCTTTGTCTGACTGATAGATGGGTTTCATTTTATAGTTGATGTATCGCTTTACTTGTGACACATCTTCTGCTTGTTCTAGTTGCTGCTCAAGACCATCAAGTTGTATTACTTGATCGTAGTAATCTTGCCATAGTTTTTTGTATTTGTTCATGACTGTCCTCCTTGTTTCATAGCCATTGATAGTCGCATCTCTGTTAATCTTGCAGGTGTAACAATAGATTCGTTACATGATTTGCAACACCAACCATCTTCAGATATTGGTGATGGATTATGACCACCATGATAATATATGTCACCATTTTTATCACGATCAGGTTCAATATCTTTGTGGCAGATACAACAAATTAAATTATAATTCATTTAATAATCTCCTTAAATATTTTATCTGGAATGATAGCAACCCATCTTGGTTCTCCAGTCTTACGTTTATACATTGCAATATCTTTTCCTTGTAACACCTTGAATACACTAGGAAATTTATCTACTGCTCTGTATTTTATTTCGACAACATACTCTACTCCTTTGATTACAAGTTTGATGTCACCAGTATGTTCACCTCCCAGACTACCTGAGAGGGGAACTTTTTTTACTGGTAACTTCCATGAGGTGAATAGTTTTACAAACCAATTCTCATGATAGTTACCTTTGATTTTACTTTTACTTGCCATTTGATACTTCTATCTTTACTAGGTTAGCTTCAAGTATAATTATCTTTTCATTGATTTCTTTTCTTAATTTCATCAATGCTTTGATCTGCCCATACAAATTAGATTTATTACAAGCATCATCAATTATATTTGCTACTGCTTCATTCATTTTACTTTCCTTTCTTGTATATATTTTTCTAGTTTTATTTGAAAAATCTTTTCTGATTCTCTAAATTTATGTCCACATTCACCACATTGAGCATCTTTAAATGGACCCCAATATTCTGTGCCACATTCAGGACAAATTAATTCTTTAGCCATTAGAACTCTCCATCATCATGTGAAATTGTAAGGTAAACTTGCAATGCTTCACACCAACAAAGCAAGTTAAATAGTTTGGGTTCAACAAGTTTACGTTCCCATTGTCCAAACAACTTAGTGTTTATACCAATGTCTATAGCTAATTTTTCCTGCGATATCTTTCGTTCTTGCCGCAGTAATACTAGCTTGTCTATCAGTGACACATATTGATATCGTACTGTATTTTTCATAGCTTAAGTGTAGCTACGCACTAAGGAGATAATGCGTAGCTACTACCCAACCAACTAGGGTTCAGTTAAAGCTATGTTTGATCTGACTATCCATCATATCATTGAGGATATCAGATGCTTCTTTGCCTTGCCAATCTTTGGGTGCATTTTGTTTCTCCCATATCTTGATTGTCTTGGCAGTCATCATGTTGATCCATACTTCAGGGTGGTAGTTGCCATATGGTTTGGCAACATCACACATATGATCGTACATTTCTCTGAAGTCTTGTGGTGTACCAATTCTAGCATAGGCTTGGCACATTTTTAGTTCTGATGTAGTGTAGTTGATGTCCATTATAACCTCCATTAATTGAACATTGAGTCTGACTTAGACATATATGATAGCATCTTACTATTACGTTCTACAATAGTTTTGTTGGTGCTACTGACATTTACTGGGTGAGATATCCAATGTGTTACTGCATTGTATAATGCCCATTTGTTGCTACCAATTTGATTTTCGTATTTACCCCAAAGGCTTAGTAAGTTTACATACTGAGTTTCGTTACGATACCTGCCATCAATGGTTGGCTTTGGTGTCCAAGTAAGTTTTGAAAACAATTTATCTGCATCATCATCTGTTACTTTAGTATTGTACCATTCACGAAAGCGAGGCTCATTACTACGAAACAAATCTACTGAGTGTTTGATATGATCAAAGTTGTAGTTGAATATACCATTGTGTTTCTGTCTGTAGTTGGCAATCTTATCAGGTGTAGTGCAACCATTCATGCACCACAGACGTAGACCATCAGCTTGTATCATCACGGACCAAACACCATTGTATGAATTACGAAGTACAATTTGAAATGCAATGTAGTCTTGCATTGCAGGATCATCAAAGCAAATCTCTTTGAAGATAAGTTTTGCCTCCATCATTGCACCATTGTCAATCATGTTGATCTGTGTGATGTATGGTGTTTTCATACTATCAGCTATATCAATGACTGGTTCAAGTACTGCAGCATGAGTGACTGGTCGGTATGATTTGGAATGATCGCCAAGATACTCTTCTGTATCTGATCTGATAATCATGACACGATTGTCACAGTCAATCATCTTGTCATCACACATACCTTTCATTGGTATTGTTTCGATAGGAAAGTTATACTCTGCAGGTTTGTCGATTAGTTTTGCTAGTTGGGTCATATGATTCATAGTGTCCTCCTTGAATCAGTTAGGGTTAAAAGCTACAAGTGCAAATACAAATGTAGCAAACATTAATATACAAAAGATTATGTATATTAAATAGATTATAAAGAAGTTACTCATCATTTCTTTATACTTTTTCTTGTGTTGGCAAGACCATGTTGGAATGTTGCCAAGCTAATTGTGTATGCAACAATGAAGTTGAATACATATGGATCAGCACCAGACCATTCATAAGCATATATGATTGATAGTATAGTGCCAACTGTTCCTAGTATTATACATGAAATGTAAATCATTTTGATTCTCCAATTTAAAGTTACAATTTAAAACGATCATATAATTATCTGCGACACGGCTATTACACGATCAGGTTGACGTTGTTCCATTAGAACTCAAGGGTGGGTGGGTGGGTCTAATAGAACTGAGTATAGAGTGCATAGTGTGAAGTATATTATAGAAATGTATATAGAAAGTTGCGTTTGGTTACTTATAAAAGTAACTCGGTTTGGTTCTTTGGCGAGTCAAAGAACAGAAAAAAACCTCTATAGAAATAAATCTATAGAGGTTATAAAAGTTATTTAGATAATCTTTCTTTCATTTGTTTCATAATATCTGATGTTGCAGTTGTAGAAACTTTGTTTGTTTGAGACTCTTTATAATCTGCAAACCATTTTTGACCAAAGTCTTTAGTATGTTTGCCATCATTCCAAGTCCAACCAGTATAGATGTTAAACATTGAAACCATCATATCATATAAGAATAAACCATTATGTAAAGATGCTTCAGCTTTGATTATATTGTTAGGTTTTACATCTTCTGATGAATTTTCAATAACTTGTCTTTCAACAAAGTTCTTATCTAATTCATCAAGATATTTAGTTTTAGATGTAAGAGACCAAGCAAGTTGATTAAGTACACCACCTATAAGATATACTGCATCTTTGTTCCAATATGGATTGGTTTCACCTGACATTTTCTTTTTCTGTTCGATTGGTTCGAATTGTCTAAGATCAAGATGTTCGAGTACTTCCATTGTGATTTTGTTAATAACTTCGTTTGAGTTTTTCTTTGTAGTCATGTCTTTCTCCTAATTTATTGGTTGATGATGAAAGGGTTGTATCGCATATCGTAAGACGCAAAAGTCAAACAAACTCAGGTGCTAGGTTTACTTAGGACTTGGCATGGCAGATCAGACCTTGCCCCAACATAGGTCTGCCATACCCAAGTTCTTAGGAAACATTGTCCACTTCCTTAGTTTGTTTGAAGAATAGCCTGAGCAACCACAACACATTCGATATGCTTTTGTGGCTGATATGCGAAACAAGACTGCATCAACCAAGAAATTAGACGAGAAAGATATGACGTCTCGACAAAGAAAAAGTCAAATGAAGTTATGTTTGTGTTGTGTGTACTGTGTGTATGTCTTTGATATCATTAAGGAATTGAAATGCCCTTGACAAGCATTTGAATAGGGGTTTATAAAGGGGGGTAAGGGGGGATCTCTTGTTAACACAGAATAGAATTACAAAGAAACAGAAGCTATTAGTTGATACGATCGTAGCAAGTGGTTGTAGTGTAACTAAAGCTAGTGCCATAGCAGGATACGCAAAAGGTGAATCAGGAAGAGTGACAGCTAGTAAGACTTTGCGATTGCCTCATATCCAAGAGTATATGCAACAAAGGGTTAGAGAAAGTATAGGATTGAATGCTACGAAAGCATCTAATAAGATGTTACAGCTAAGCAGTAGTGCTAAGAGTGAGTATGTTCAGCTTGAAGCTAGTAAAGACATACTAGATAGGGCAGGGTATAAGCCTATAGAGAAGTCCATGAACTTAGTGACTGGTAATATAAATGTAAGTATAGACTTGACATAGATTGATGGGTAGAGCTACAGATAGATATGCAAAGTATGATATACTAGGGGTGGGGGTAAAAATGTGTGCAGGTACTACTACAACACGACCCACACAAACATTAATAGCTGAAAAGGTACGTTATGGCTAAGACACCTGCATGGACAAGAAAAGCTGGGAAGAATCCTAAGGGTGGATTAAATGCAAAGGGTCGTGCCTCATATAAGGGTGGCACATTGAAAGCACCAGTTAAGAGTGGTGACAATCCTAGACGAGCTTCTTTTTTGGCTCGTATGGCAGGAATGAGAGGTCCAGAGAAAGATGCTAAAGGCAAACCTACTAGATTATTATTATCGCTTCGTGCATGGGGTGCTTCGAGTAAAGCAGATGCTCGTGCAAAGGCTAGAGCAATATCGAAACGAAACAAAGCAAAGAAAAAGGCTTGACGAGACTAAAAGAAAAGTTGAAGTATTAAGGAAACAACTTAAAGAAAGGAAAGCTAAAATGCCAATGGGTAAAGGAACATATGGAACTACTAAGGGTAGACCACCAAAGAAGAAGATGACTGCAAAGCAAAAGACATTACCTGCTTCTTTACAGAAAAAAATTATGGCATCTAAGAAGAAGAAGTAGATGGCAGTTAATGCAGCAGGTAATTACACTAAGCCTACAATGAGAAAGGCTTTGTTTAATAGGATCAAAGCGAGTAACAAAGGAGGCAGATCAGGACAATGGTCTGCTCGTAAGGCACAGATGTTAGCCAAACAATATAAGGCTAAAGGTGGTGGTTATAGATAATGGCACTTGCTAAATCACAAAGGTCGCTTCGTGCTTGGACAAGACAAAAGTGGAGAACGAAATCAGGTAAACCTAGTACACAAGGGTCAAAGGCAACTGGCGAACGTTATCTACCTGAAAAAGCAATTAAGGCTTTATCTTCCAGTGAATACTCCAAGACTACGGCTCTTAAACGCAAAGCAATTAGAGCAGGTAAACAAGTATCTAAACAGCCCAAAAAGATTGCAAGAAAAACGAAAAGCTATCGATCTTATTCATAGGTTAAAAGAATGATTAATATATATTTCGAACTATTTAGATTTTTTAATAAGATAGGTAATTATTTTTATAATAAATACTGTAGGGCATTACACAGCAAACAAGTGAGTCGCAAAACAAGAGTTGTTAAATGACATTCTTACATACTTTAAAGGTTGAAGAAAGACGAATACTTCGTGAAGTTGTAAAGCGAGTTCACCTGAAACATCACCCTGAACAATTCTGTACTGATAGGGAAGCCGACAAAGTAATAGCTGTCATTGGTCCTGAGACTGTAGATACTCTTTTGAGAGTCGGAGTTAATACCAAAATTGATACAGTTTAAATACAAACCTGATGGTCAAGTCATAAAAGACTTTATGAAAGACAATACATTTTTTCGTGGCATCAGAGGTCCAGTTGGTAGTGGCAAGTCTGTTGCTTGTAGTATAGAAATATTTAGAAGAGCCTTAATGCAAGAGCCTGATAAGAATGGCAGAAGAAAAAGCAGGTGGGCGATTATCAGAAACACTAACCCACAACTCCGTACCACAACGATTAAGACTTGGCTTGACTGGTTTCCTGAGAATGAATGGGGAAAGTTTATGTGGTCAGTTCCCTATACACATATGATAACAGCAGGTGACTTGGAGATGGAAGTTATATTCCTTGCACTTGACAGACCTGAAGATGTTAAAAAATTACTTTCGTTAGAACTTACTGGTGTATGGGTCAACGAAGCTAGGGAAATACCTAAGTCAATTATTGATGCTTGTACTATGAGAGTTGGCAGATATCCTAGTGTTAAAGATGGTGGTGCATCTTGGAGTGGTGTTATCTGTGATACTAACAGTCCTGAAGAAGATCACTGGTGGTCTATTATGAGTGGCGAAGTTCCAGTTCCAGACCATATAACTTTGGAAGAAAGTCGTATGTTAATTAAGCCTGATAACTGGCAGTTCTTTACACAACCTAGTGGTATGCTTGAAGAAAAAGATGAAGATGGTTCTGTCACTGGATACAAGCCAAACAAAAATGCAGAGAACAGACATAATATATTAGAGTCATACTATCCTAACTTGGTACAAGGAAAGACTAAGAGTTGGATAGATGTTTATGTAATGAATAGGCTTGGTAGTATCCAAGATGGTAAGCCAGTTTATAATATGTTTGTTGCCGATACCCATGTTGCAAAAGAAGAAATACCAGTAGCAGATGGTGTTCCAGTATATATTGGATTGGACTTTGGACTTACTCCTGCTGCAGTCTTTGGTCAAAAGGTTAGAGGCAGATGGAATATACTACAAGAGATTGTAGCTTTTGATATGGGTATTGTTAGGTTTGCAGAATTGTTAAGAGCAGAAATAGCAACACGATATGCAAACTGTGAGGTGCATATCTATGGTGATCCTGCAGGAGACTTTAGATCGCAGACAGATGAATCTACACCTTTTCAGGTTTTAAGAGGTGCAGGATTGAGTGCCAGACCTACAATGAGCAATGATGTTGCCTTAAGAATTGAATCTGTGGCATCTGTACTAAATAGAATGGTTGATGGGTTATCAGGAATTTTGATTGACTTTAGGTGCAAAGAATTGGTAAAAGGGTTTGAGGGTGGTTATCAATATAGACGTATGCAGGTTTCAGGTGAACGATATGAAGATAAACCTCTCAAAGACCGATACTCACATATCCATGATGCTTTGCAGTATTTGATGTTGGGGTCAGGCGAGGGAAGGCAGGTACTAGGCATGAATAAAAAGATTGAAACTTTTAATGCTAGAGTAGAGTATGATGTCTTTAATCGTAGACCAAAGCAACAAAAGAGGCAGGGTCTATGGGCAAGAATGTAAGGAGAAGCTATGTGTTTACCAAGTGGTAGAAGTTCTCCTCCTCCTCCAACTAAAGAGGAGAAGGAAGAAGAAATGGAAAGAGAAGCAGTAAAAGAAATTGAAACTGAAAAGAGAGCAGATGCTCGACAAGATGTGCTTGAAGAAAATATCTCTCGAAAAAGAAAAGGTAGTGGTAGACGATCTTTGCTAAGAGGTTCAGGTGGTGGCATAGGTTTCTACAACGAATACGATAACTAATGCACGAAAAAACTGTAAGTCAAATGTTGCAAAGATATGAGAAAGCTCTTTCTGTAAGGTTAGAGTTTGAAGATCTTTATGATGAAATCTTTGAGTATTGTTT